TAAAGAAAATGCTATGATAGATGTAGATGAAATATGGGGCAGTGAAATCAACCTTTATCACCCTCAAATTTATGCAGGTACTACTGACCTTGTAGGACAATACAAAGGACAGCCTGCAATTATGGACTTTAAGCAAACTAACAAGCCTAAGAAACAAGAATGGGTTGAAGATTACTATCTACAACTTGTAGCCTATGCTCTTGCACATAATGAAGTGTATGGTACAGATATTAAACAAGGCCATGTGTTTATGTGTTCAAGAGACTTGCAATATCAACAGTTTGATCTCACACCAGACGAATTCAAACACTGGGAATCTAAATGGTGGGATAGGGTCTATCAGTATTACGACAAATTCGCATAAATACTTGTAATAAGGAGTAAGCAGTGGCAGTCGTACAAATATCACGTATTCAAGTCCGTAGAGGACGTAAAAACACAGGATCAGGTATTCCGCAACTTGCAGGTGGAGAACTTGGTTGGGCAGTTGATGCACAAGAACTATTCATTGGTAATGGAGCAGTATCTGAAGGATCTCCAGCAGTTGGTAATACTAAAATTCTTACAGAAAACGATAACTTGTTTACACTTGCTGATCAATACACTTATCAATCAGGCACAACAGTACAAACAGGTGCAACAGTAAGTGGACCTATTAAAAGAACATTACAAGATAGATTAGACGACACTGTTTCAATTCGTTCTTTTGGTGGTACAGGTGATGGATCCGACCATACAGCAATTTTACAAAGAGCAATTGATCAACTATACATCAACACTGCAACAAAAGGAACAACAGGAAGTAGAATCAAACTTGTTATTGAAGCAGGTACATACTCTATTAATGACACAATTTATTTGCCGCCATACACTACAATTATTGGAGCAGGCGAAGGCAAAACTGTTATTAATCAAACTGTTGACAAGCCAATTTTTAAAACTGTAAACGAAACAGCAACTCCTGGAAATTATCCAGATGATTCAGGTTCAACATCATTAAACCAAGCAAGAAACATTCAATTAGAAGGACTTACACTTTCTCACTACTCAAATGGATTTGTAGGATTAGATCTTGTAACTTGTAAAGATAGTTTATTTAGAAACTTAGAAATTAAAGCAACATGGACAACTGGTAACACACCTAATACAGGTAACATTGGAATTCAACTGTCAAGTTTAAGTACAGTGACAGGATCATTTAACAACAGTTTTGAAAATGTAAAAATTACAGGTTGGGGTTATGGTGTTAAGAGTGATGACGACGTTTATGAAAACTCATGGTCACACTGTAAATTTGATACATTAGGTTATGCTATACACTTTGGAGAAAATACAACTATTGGAAACCAAGGTCAAGCAACAGGACCAGAGCGTAATAGTTTTTCACATTGTAACTTTGATAACATTGATAAGAATGCAATTATTTTTGAAACAGGACAGTACAACGAAAGCACGAATAACAAGTTTTATGGTGTAGGAAACAATGGCGGTACAAGTGCCGCGGCGGCATACACTATTATCAAGTCGGTGCCAACACAAAATGTAAGTATTAATGATTGGTTTAGTAGAACAAAAGATCTTTCAACTGAAGTTGCATTTAATACAATTCCTTATATTTCAGAAATTGAAGGACCACTACACACAGAATATGTTTACACTAATTCACTGTCATTAGGACAGCAGAATGCTTTTGAAACAATCTTCCATTTACCAGGTGACTTTACAAGAGTTTACAAAATTGAGTACAAGTTTAAGAGTAATCAAGTAAATGCAATGCGCCAGGGTATATTAGAAGTTATTGTAAACAAAACAACTAACACATTAACATACTCAGACATTTATGATTACAATGGTGAACTTAGTTTTTCTGAAACTATGGAACTTAAGGCACAACTGTTTGATTTAAATACCGATACAACCAACGATACAGTAGGTATTAGAATGCGTAATACTGTCAATACTGAAGACGCAACGTTCTCATATAAAATTAAAATTATAAATTAGATTAAATGTTTTCAGAAGTATTTGAAAATAGATTAAGATCATGGCGCCAGGTCAGAGAGCGTATAAACAACTCTGATTTTCCTTTCGATGAAGTTATAGTAGTTTATAATAAAGCACCAGTTATCCACAACAAATCTATCGATATGTGGAACAACAAAACTTGGTTGGATCCTTGGCAATTAATCAAGGAAAATGGTTACACAGAGACTTGCATTATTTGCGGAATCTGTTATACTTTACAATTAACTGAAAGGTTTTCTCACAGTGACTTTGAGATACATATTACTACAAATAACGAAACGAAGGAAACCTTTTTACTTTTGGCTGTTGATGACACAGTTATACAACCGCAGGAAAGTCGTTATCTAAAACGGAGTGCAGTACCTGATACTTGGATCTCACAAAAGATTTATAGTATGCCTGCGATCCACTAAATATTTTTTGTAATAAAAAGGAAGTCAGAATGTCAAATGGTACAGTAATTAATATAGTAAAAAGAAGTGGTTCGTCCGAACCATTAGATGTCAACAAGATTCATAAGGTAGTAGAATTTGCTTGTGAAGGTTTAACAGGTGTAAGTGCATCACAGGTAGAAATGAGTTCACACATTCAATTTTATGACGGTATGACTTCAAAAGAAATCCAAGATATTATGGTCAAGTCAGCAAATGATTTGATTACATTAGAAAATCCCAACTATCAATTTGTTGCGGCACGTTTATTGTTATACGCAACATACAAAGATGTGTACGGAGAATTCAGTAATAAGAGTTTACGTGACATGATTGACTTAAACATCGAAAGAGGTGTTTACGATCCAGAGATTCTTGAAAAGTATACCAACGAAGAACTTGACCAACTTGACAAATATATTAAACGCAACCGCGATGAAAACTTTACATACGCAGGACTAAGACAAATTGTAGATAAGTACCTATGCCAAGATAGAAGTACAGGTCAGTTGTTTGAAACCCCACAACATATGTACATGATGATCGCGGCGACACTTTTTGCAAACTATCCTAAACAGGATAGAATGTATTACGTAAGGAGATATTATGACGCGACCTCACTTTTTAAACTCAACATCCCCACACCCGTTATGGCTGGTGTACGAACTCCTATTCGTCAGTTTGCTTCTTGTGTTCTTGTTGATAGCGATGATACTCTCAATTCCATTTTTAGTTCTGATATGGCTATCGGACGTTATACTGCCCAAAGAGCCGGCATCGGAATTAACTCTGGTAGAATCAGAGCGATTAACTCAAAGATCAGAGGCGGAGAAGTAGCACACACAGGAATCGTTCCGTTCCTTAAAAAGTTCGAATCAACTGTAAGATGCTGTACACAAAATGGAGTACGTGGCGGTAGTGCTACTGTACATTTCCCACTTTGGCATTTTGAAATTGAAGACATCCTTGTATTAAAAAATAATAAAGGCACAGAAGACAATCGTGTACGTAAGTTAGACTATTCAATTCAACTTAATAAATTGATGTATGAAAGACTATTGTCTGATGCAGACATTACTCTTTTCTCGCCACACGATGTGCCAGATTTATATGAGTCATTTTATGCCGACCAAGACAAGTTTGAAAAACTATACAAGAAGTATGAAAAAGATACTTCAATTAGGAAACGTACTGTAAAGGCAATGGAACTTTTCTCATCATTATTAAAAGAACGTGCAGAAACAGGACGTATGTATATTATGAATGTTGACCATGCTAATACGCATAGTTCATTCAAAGACACAGTTTACATGAGTAATCTTTGTCAAGAGATTACACTACCAACTAAACCTTTAACTCATATTGATGACGAAGAAGGCGAGATTGCTTTGTGTATTCTTTCTGCAATTAATGTAGGACTTCTTAAAGAACTCGATGACTTAGAAGAACTATGCGACTTAGCAGTAAGAGCATTAGATGAAATTATCGATTATCAAAAGTATCCTGTAAAGGCGGCAGAAGTAAGTACTAAAGCAAGACGTTCATTAGGTATTGGATATATTGGACTTGCACATTATTTGGCCCGTGAAGGTGTTAAATACAACGACAAGAAAGCACTTACAAAAGTACATGAACTTACAGAAGCATTTCAGTATTTTCTGTTAACTGCTTCAAATAATCTTGCAAAAGAAAAAGGAAAATGTGATTACTTCGATAGAACAAAGTATGCAGATGGTATTCTTCCAATTGACACATACAAAAAAGATCTTGATGAAGTGTGCAACATCAAACTAAAATATGATTGGGATTCTCTTCGAAACACTATCAAGGAACACGGACTACGACACTCAACGTTGTCCGCACAAATGCCATCGGAGAGCAGTTCCATTGTGTCAAATGCAACAAACGGAATCGAACCACCACGTGGATATTTGTCCGTTAAGAAATCGAAAAAAGGACCTCTTAAACAAATTGTTCCGCAGTATCAAACGTTAAAGCAACACTATACTTTGTTATGGGATATGCCGGGCAATGAAGGCTACATTAATATTGTAGCAGTTATGCAGAAGTTCTTTGATCAGGCTATTTCAGGCAACTGGTCATACAATCCATTACAGTACGAGGACAATGAAGTTCCAATGTCTGTGATGTTTAAGGACCTATTGAATACATACAAATACGGCTGGAAAACTTCTTATTATCAAAATACCTATGACTTCAAGGGGGCAGATGACGTAGAAGATCCAAAAGAAGAGATAAGTACTCCACTTGTCCAAGAACAACCACAATCACAAAACGACGAAGAAGTTTGTGATAGTTGTGCAATTTAGTTCTTGACAACGAGTAAAACATAGTGTAATATAGAAGTTGAAAGTTAGAGGAACGATAATCAATGGCAAAAACAGTTTTTAATAGAAATAAGGTAGACTTTACCAAACAGTATATGTTTTTTGGTGAAGATCAAAATACTCAAAGGTATGATACATTTAGGTATCCCGAGTACGACAAACTTAATCAAACAATGCTTGGTTACTTTTGGAGACCAGAAGAAGTGTCTTTACAAAAGGACAGAAGCGACTATGCTGAATTTCGTCCAGAGCAGAAACATATCTTCACTGCTAACTTAAAGTACCAAACACTATTAGATAGTGTACAAGGGCGTGGTCCGTGCATGGCATTCTTACCATACGTTTCATTACCCGAACTTGAAGGTTGTGTAATTGCTTGGGACTTCTTTGAAACTATTCACTCACGTTCGTATACACATATTGTAAAAAATGTTTATCCAAACCCAAGTGAAGTTTTTGATACTATCCTCGACGATGAAAGAATTATTGAACGTGCAGAAAGTGTAACTAAAGAATATGATAACTTCTATAATGTTGCCAACGAATACTTTAACAAAGGCAAAGGCGATATGTACGAAGTTAAAAAAGCATTGTACAAAGCAATGATGACTGTGAACATTCTTGAAGGTTTACGTTTTTATGTTTCATTTGCTTGTACATTTGCATTTGGTGAACTTAAACTTATGGAAGGTTCAGCAAAGATTATTTCATTAATTGCTCGTGACGAAGCAACACACCTTAATCTTTCAACACACATTATCAAGCATTGGATGAAAGGAAATGACGATCCAGACTTTGTCAAGATTGCTAAAGAGTGTGAAGAAGAAGTTTATGAAATGTGGCGACAGTGTGTAGATGAAGAAAAACGTTGGGCAGACTATTTGTTCAAGGATGGATCTATTATTGGTCTTAACGAAAACTTACTACACGCTTATGTAGAATTCATTGCTAACAAGAGATTGAAAGCACTTGGACTTAAGACGATTTATGATCGTCCACTTAATACTAACCCTCTACCTTGGACACAGCATTGGTTAAGTTCCGCAGGCTTGCAGGTTGCACCGCAAGAGACTGAAGTTGAGTCTTACATTATTGGTGGTGTCAAACAAGATGTAGAAAAAGATACTTTTAAAGGATTTAAATTATGAGTAGAACAGTAGTTTACTCTAAACCAATGTGTTCGTTTTGTGACAAAGCAAAACACTTATTGAAAACACTAAACATCGAATATGAATCAATTCAGGTTGGTTCAGATATTTCGGTACAACAACTTACAGAAGAATTTGAAGCAAATGGATTACCACAACCAAGATCAGTTCCGCAAATCATCCTGAACGGTAAGTATATAGGAGGCTACAATGAATTAGCCAAATATGTAGAAGATACTGGAATGGAAGGAATTAGTCAATAGTGTTAGTACAATCATATAAAACTGGAGACACTGTATCAATGAAACTTACTTCAGGTGAGGAAATTGTTGCACGTCTTACAGAAGAAAAAGCAGATAGTTGGATCGTTCATAAACCATTAACTTTAATGCAAGGCCCACAGGGTTTGGTATTAGGCCAATGGATGATTACCAGCGATCCTTTGCAAGATATTAACATTCCAAAATCAAATGTTATGGTGATTACTAAAACACTCGAAGACCATGCCAAGAGATACATTGAAGCAACTACGGGGATTAAAACATAATGAGTAACAAATTAATTTTAGTTGATGTTGACGGCGTTCTCTTAGACTGGAAGAATGCGTTCTTACAGTTTATGGCTTTGGAAAATATTGTTGAAAAAGACAATACCAAATACCATGTATGGGAATGGATGCAATTACAAGACGGAAAAGAAATCGATGAGTCTAAAGGCAGATTTATGATTGAGTATTTTAATCGCTCAGCATGGATGTGCTTTTTAGATCCTCATAGAGACGCAGTAGAAATCGTAAAAGCACTTAAAGAAAAAGGCTATGACTTTAAGGCAATTACCTCTATGCACAAGGATATTCCAGCACAAGAACTACGCAAGATGAATCTTGCAGATGTATTCGGTGAAGGAACTATATCCGACATTACCTTTCTACCAACAGGTGCAGACAAACGTGAAGCACTTGCAAAGTATGAAGGTTCAGGGGCCTGGTGGATTGAAGATAAGGTAGAAAACGCATTAGTTGGTAAACAACTTGGTTTAAACTCTATCATCATTGAACATGAGTACAACAAAAACGAGTATGCTCATGATATTCCATTTGCAAAATTCTGGAGCACTGTTTATAAACAAATTACAGGAGAAAGATATGTCAACAATTCATGAGCAAATTATTGCAGAATATGAAAATTACTTGAAAGAAGCAGAAGCATTTGATACAAAGAATGTGAAAGCGGCCGCGGCAAGAGCAAGAAAAGCCTTAGGAAATATGGGTAAACTTGCAAAGTCAAGAAGAGCGGAAATCCAAGAGAAGAAGAACTCTTTATAATCTCAGTTTGATAACAGCATAGGATATCAATTTATTCTATGCTGTTATCTTATAAATTCAGCCTCAATGTAATAAATACATTTATAGAGGGTAAAATAAAAATATGCAGAACGGCAAACTAAAATGGTATAATCCAGTAAAAGGTTTCGGATTTATATCTCCGGAAACTCCTGGTGCCACCGACATCTTTGTTCACATAACCGAACTTAAAAAAGCAGGTATTGTAGAAGATCAAATACTTGAGGGTATGGAACTATCATACGAAGAACTTGATTTCCGCGGCAAGACCGTCGCCGGAAATATCCAAAAGAACTAAACATCTCACTAAGTAATATTATGAAATGCGAACAAGGTGACCTTGCTCGAATCATCTTTTCTATTCGTCCTGAAAATGTAGGACGCATCGTCAAGGTAAAAGAGTACATAGGAAAATACAACAACGGCGAACAATTCCAGTTCAGAGGTATGGCTTGTCAATGCCTTGTACACGATCACTATTGGTGGATAGAAGCAGACGACATTACTACACTGCTGGGTCCAAGTCCACAAGCCTACATAGCCGATAGTTGGCTTGAACCAATTAGGCAACCAAAATCCAAACAAAAAACGAAAAAAGAACTTGACATCACCATTTAAAGGTGTTATAAATAAAGGGTAACGTTGAAGCCAATTGAAGGCAGGCAGGACGGGAGTTCAATTCTCCCCACCTCCACCATTCACTTAAAACACATTCACAGAGTGTGCTTTGAGGGGGTGATCGGGATCGACTGATGCAATAGAGAACGTGGAGTTACCG